CAACGCCACTTATACTTTTAATTATAGTATTATTTGAATCTACATTAATATTTTGAATACTATTCACTTGTAAGCCAGATAATGAATTATCACTAGTTATAGTAGATGGAAGATTAATATTTGTTAAATTAGAGGTGAAAAAAGCACTTGGACCAATTGAGGTTGTATTATTTTGAATAGTATAATCTCCAGTTATGCCAGGAGAAAATATTTTTAATATTGTCGGAGGTTTTGAAAAAACAACCCCACTTACGCTTAGTAAATTATTATTAAAGGGACTTATATTAATACCAGTTAAATTAGAGCAAGAAAAAAAAGCATTTGATGCTATTCCAGTTGTCGCTGCTGGAATATCAATATTAAATAAACCTGTACATGAATCAAATGCACCGTCACCAATATATACTATAGACCCTGGCAAAGTGATACTTTTTAAAGATTGACATTCAAAAAATGCTTCTTCTCCAATTTGTGTCACAGGAAGAAGTCCATTTGTTCCATTCCAAGTCGAGGGTACAACTACATTTTCATCTCCACATGCGTTAACTAAAGTATAACCTGCCCCATTATATACGAAATTGCTATTATTGAATGGCATTTAATTATTTATTTTATCTATTGTTTTATCTATGATATTATCTGCTGGGACTTTTTCTTTGAGCCAAGAGTTTAAAACTCCAAAATAAACAAGATGTTCGCTATCAATCAAAAATAGTTCGTTACCAAAATTATCTTTATAGGCCTTAATACCAGAATCTTCAACTAGATCAATTGCTTTTTCTTTTTTAAATTTGATTCTATACATTGATATTAAATTGTTATAGCGCTCTCTAGCTTGACTTGTAATTAAAGCATCATCACCAACAAAAGAAATTAATCCACCATTATCTTTGTCATATTGTTTTGGGGTAGTTGCGTCGTAAGATGATTTTTCATCTTGTATTTTATTTGGCGTTACAGTCGCACAACCAACAAAAAAAAGATTAAGAACTAATACGCTTGCGAATTTCTTCAAGATTTTTCTCCTGTACTTCTTTTTCTATATCACTTTGATGGTTGACTTCTTTTTGAGCTTCTTGACGCTCTTTCATTTCTTTTGTATTCTTTGCGCCGAATACATTATTGATTGCTGAGAATATTCCAGATACTGCTGAAAGTAAAGCTTGGAGTATTCCAGTTGGCATGATTACTCTACGTAACTTGCTGTCGCGTCTTTACATCCAGATGCAATAGCGTTAAGTACCTTAATTGCTAGAGCAGTATTTCCATCTAATCTTGCAAATTGTTGAGCATAAATATCTTTAATAACACTAACATAATTTACCCAATGAGTTTTTTCTGTTGGAAGATAATCATTTAAAGCTTTTTGAAGTTGATCTGGAGTTGGAGCATTTCCACTAGTTAATCCTTCTACAATAGCTGCTACATGATTAATCATTTTAGCTTTTTCAATCCTATCATTACCAGAAACGGCTTGATCAAGAACTACTGTACAAGCTAATACTACTGCTGGTTTAACGTAAGGAAGAGCATTCGAAACACTTGTTTCAACATCGACTTTTCCAGTTTGTGTTGTAGCGCAAGCACCAAGAAATATGCTCAAAAGAGCAACTGCGGCTAATTGTAATTTATTCATATATTTTCTCCAGTTCTTTTTTCTGCTTCGATTGTTTGAGCTACTGTTCCACCAGTAACTGCTGAGTCTTTTACTGTTAATGCGAAAATTATACCAGACACAACAGCAACCAATTTTGAAATTCCTATGATATAAACTTCTGCTACGTCTGGAAGAAAATAAACCAATGAAGGATCAGAGTGAATTGCTATTGCAGTAGTAATTGCTATTACTGTGGTGACTCCAGAAGTGGAAGATCTCCAATTTGCGCCAAAGATTTTAGATAGCATAGCTTTCATAAGATATTACACTATAATATTAAGCGAAATCTTTTATATATTTATTAATAAAGTTGGTAGCTACTTCTTTTACTGGTAATTTATCTACTTTTAAAGAGTCGAATATATCCGACTCGATTTGAGTTTCTTCTTTTGTTTTATTTTCTTTGTTTACTCTATTAGAAAAAGCTTTTCCTTCAAGAGGATTTTTCTTGTCATTATAAGCTTGCTCATCGAAATATCCAGCTAGTATGACTGTGATAGTTTTTGTTTTTGTATTAATGACCGTTTCTACTATTTCCCATAATGAAGCTTCTACTCCAAAAGAAGTGCTTAATTTTTTATTAAATATCATATTTATATTATATAGAATAATGTATCAAATGTAAAGTTTTTTTACTTATTTTTAAGAATATCTATCTCAACTTTTAGCTCTTGAACAGCTTTAACTAATACTGCAATTAATGATCTATCGTAAATACCCCATTGATCATTTAATCCTGGAGCAGCTTCTGGAACTTGCTCATTTACTTCTTGAGCGAAAAATCCTAATTGTCTTCCTTTTGATTCGTCTTTATTATTGTTTTCATCTTTCCAATAAAAATATTTTGGTTTTAAATTTTGAATTTTATTTATTGCGTTTTCAATTTCTCCATCTGATATTTTCATTCTTGCATCTGAAGCTGCTGATAAAACTCCTGCAGTAGAGCTTACTGTACCAGTTCCTAAATTAGTGATAGTAACTATTCCAGCTTTATCGATTGTCATTTTTGTTGATGGAGCAGTTGCTGCTGCTGATGTTGTAAGAAATAGTAATTTTCCTGCTACACTTCCAGCAGCTGGAGCGCCATCTACAGAACCATTAACTGCTGCTGCTGGAACAAAATTAGTTCCATCGCTAAAATAGAATCTAATTCTAGAATCATCGCCGTTGACGGACACAGCTTGAGTTCCTAATGTAGCGGATCTTGAGCTTCGTAAATATATCGAAGAGCCTACTGTGGGAGCAGTTGGTTCACCATAATACGCATCTAAAAATAATCCTGCAATTGTATCGCTTGCTACTCCACCACTTCTAGCATATCTTATATGAGTTTTAACTAAAGGAGTAGTAATTCCAATCCCAACATTCCCACTCGAATCAATGCGGAGGCGTTCTGTTCCAGCCGTTTCAAAAGCAAAGCTACCGTCAGATTCTCTATTTTGAAAAATAAACCCACTGGAGGCGGCTAGCAATGCAAACTGAACGCCATCATTAGATGTATCGCCTGTATATGTATTCTTAAAGGCCAGTCTTGTTTGTGATGCACCACCATTCAAAACTAATCCAAGGCCGCTTGCAACGCTGGGGCTGTTAGTTCCCACACCAACATTCCCACTTGAATCGATAACAATAGTTTGTCCTGTAAATCTTTTAAGTTCGCCGCCTACTATAGCTAGAATAGAAGCTGTGCTTAAATCTAAACTATTTACCGTAAGAAAAGAATTTACATTTTTGCTAGGCATACTATTTATTTACACTTAATAATTAAGTATAGTTTTCCCATTAGATAATAAATCATATTGAATTCCACCTTCTGTACCACTTAAAAGATAATTTATATTAGATTCTAAGCCCAATAACCCCGTGGTTGATACGTATAAAGCGTTTCCACTAGCAAATATTCCTCTATTTCCAAAATCTGGATCAATATCAAAATTAAAACTTAAATTAGCAGTTTTATTAGTGCCTATAGAAGAATTGTAATTAATATTATTAAATCTTGCACCACTAAAAATAAATTTACTTGGGAAAACGCCATTTCTACAATTATTAAAATCAACAACTATATTATAATCATCATCTCTATTCAATGTATCAAAAAATGAACCTTCAAAATTTTCTTCAGCAATAAAAGACATATTTAAATCACAATTTACTGGAAAATTAATATTTCTTCCTTGAGGGAATTTATAGTTTAATGATCTTAAATTTTGTCTATCAAATGATAAAGAGTAGTCTAAGCTTTGAATTGTATCGTTGTAGTATTGAATATTAGAAAGAGTTCCATAATTAGCATTTATTGATGAGCCTACGTCATAAAAGGCTGAATCAAAATAATACGTTGCGTTTGGGATTGGTACATTAACTGATCTAATAGAAACACCATCTTTAAAATAAGTAATAGTTTTTCCATCGTATTCTATTCTTAATTTCGTTGAATTTGTATAAGTTCCAAAATTGCCAATGAAATTTCCGTTTTCATAAATCATAAAACCCACATTGTCAAAAAACAAACCATAATCTAAACTATCGAAACTTGCATTTCCTGTTGGATCAGTATTTAATCCAAAAATACTTCTAGAAGTTATGTTGTTTGCCTCAGCATACATATTATTATTGTATCCTATACTAGAATAAGCTTGAGCGTCTCCCCAAGTAGCAGTTCCAGGCGGAATTTTAGTAAATACATTTCCAACCTTACTCATAGTTGTTGCGGTTATATTTTCAGGAATTAAATTAATAATATTAGTTGAATCATGACTTGGATTTCTATAAAAAGTAACACTTGCGTCTCCTGGCAAAAGAATATTTTGTCCACTATATCCAGATGGATTAATACTTTTAGGAATTATTAATTTTGTATTTTCTATATTTTGATTTCCAGATTGAACATTTAATGTTGTATAATTTACTCCACTACCACTTATATAGAAATTTATATTGTCAGCAATATAAGCTTGCTCAACACTTGGAACTTCTCCTACATTAACAGAAAATGAATATTTTGTTAAATAAGAATTTTGAAAATACAACAAAGAATAATTAGGAGAATTTGGATCTATAACATCATTAACTCCATTTGGATTTATAAAATAATCTGTTAATGGATAATTACCTAAAAGATCATTATCGTTATTATTTATAACAAGATAAAAATCTTTTTTATCAACAATTGAATTGTCTTGGCATAAACCAGAAAACATTGGAGCTTGAATTGAAGATAGAAAATTTGCTGTATTAAAATTTAATCTATTTTCGTTAGTAAAACCATCTGGGGTATAGCTAAAAGTAAAATTAACAGTTGGTTGAGAAGCTAGTCCTCTAAAAATATTTTTCTTGCTAGCAAAACCTTCTAGATTAATTCTATTATTATCTATACCATAATTAAAATTTTGAACTTTTTCTATTCTTTTTAATATTTGATAGCCGCTTAAATAATAGTCTGTGGTTGGATTTTGTTCGCCACTATATGGACCAACAAATAAACCTTGTACATTATAGATTATTCTATTTCTAGCCATTTACCTTAATCCTTATATAGGATTACACTATATTTACCATTCAGAAAGAGCAGTTCTTACCCATTTATTAGGTCTTTTACAAAAATAAAAATAATCATCAGAAATAGCAAAAGAGCCACTTACTCCAGCAGAATTTGAAGAAGTTGGAATTGTTGTGGTTTGAGTACTACTAGTAACAGTAATTGTTGCTTGAGCACCAGCTGTATTAACAGAAATTCCAGCTCCCGCAAAATTTAATGATGATGCATTACCTTGTGAAGATCCATTATTAAATATTGCTATTGGTGAAGGAATTCCTTCTCCACTGAGGAGGACTCCAGTTCCATTAACTTGTACTCTAGAAAAGAAGTTTTTGACTCCAGATACATTTTGATTTCCAGTTGTTCTTACTGTTGTATTAAGATCGCCACTTAATAATACTTCAACACCATTAACTGTTGGCGTGTAAAGGAAATTTTTAACTGCAGAAATAGTTTGATAGTTAACTAAATCAACAGCTTGACCCAACAGAAGGAAAGGTATACCACCAACATATTGTGGTACTGCTCCGAAAGTCTTTAGTCCAGAAATAGTTTGATTTCCAGTTGTTCTTACTGTTGTACTAATATCGACTTGAACAACTTCGCCACTTAAAAGAACTCCAGTACCATTTACGGTTGGGCGATTAGTGAATTGTCCACTAGATTTTGTAACATAATTACCTGTAAGTGTTCCACTTAAGGAGTTAATGCTATTAACTAAAGTTGATCCCGTGCTTGCAAGATTTATTGTTGTTGCATAAAGAGATAGGTTTCCAGTAATTAATGGATTACCACTAACAATTGGAGGAACATTAAAAGTTTTAATACCACTTATTGTTTGATTACCATTTAAATTTACTGTATCAACATTTAGTCGTTGTGTGCCTAAATAAATATCATTAAAAAATCCTGTATTATCTACTCGTAAATTTCCGCCAGATACATGAATTTTTTCTTGCGGATCAAATGTACCAAAACCTATTTTTTGTCCATTTTGCAAAGCAAAAATTCCGCTTTGTTCTATGTGATTAAATCTTTCATCAATTGTATAACTTGTTAATACCGCTTGACTATAAAAACCAGGAGGATTTGGAACTGGAAAAGGTATTGTTACTCCAGTTTTATTTATTTGAATAGTATTATCACCTTGAATTCTTCCATTTATGGTTGATCCTGTTAATATATACCATTTTTGAGTATTTATATGACGATTTAAATCAGCGTCACTTGAAAATCTAAAATTAAATTTAAATCCAGTAGCATAAACTCCACCAGGACCAAATGGAACTCCAGATTGTGCTCCGTTAGATAGTAGATATGTTTGCACTGGACTAGATGGTACGAATGCATTATTTGTATATCCAGAAGGTAAATATGCTGATCCACTTAGAGTTGTAGATCCAAGTATTGTTAAATTTCCTGTTATTAATGAGATATCTGCCATAAAATTATCCTGCTGTTACTGTTGGAGAATAAACAGTTCCAAGTGCTGATATTAGCAATTGTCTTCCATTTAAATAAAATCCTCCACTTACATAAACTCCACTAGCAAAATCTAAAGTTAAAGTATTTGGTCCAGATGAAAATTTATTACGATTTTGAGAATCGGCTAGAATCATTGCTCCTTCATGATCGATTATTGAAGCGTATGAACCTAATATAATTGCATTACTACTATTAGAAGTAATTGAGTTATAAGATCCCCCAGCTATAAAACTATCTGCTCCAGAAGTTGTATTGAACCTTCCATTGATTATAGATGCGTTTTGACATATATATCCTAATGGCATAGCAGTATTATAAGATCCTCCAGCTATAAATGCACCATTTGATCCAGTGTTATAAGTTCCACCTAATATAACGTTTGAACCACCAACTGTTGCATTGTTCGATCCGTAAATTAAATTTAATTGACTATTTGAACCAAATGCACCAAGGCAATTATCTGTTTTATTACAAATTCCACCCAAAACAACAGAATAATCTGTAGAAATTTTATTCTGATATCCACCTAATATTTGAGAATAAGAACCATCTCCAGTAATTTTATTATTTTGCCCACCTAAAATAGTAGATGCATTAATTGGTCCATTATTCTCCGTATTAGTTGTGTCAACAATTGAATTTGCCCATCCACCTACGATAGTATTATAAAAAGCTTCGTTATTAGTTGATCCACATATGTTATTAGATCTTCCACCAACAATTAATGACCATCCATTTTTATTTCTTAAGATATTGCCATATCCACCACCAATAAAATTAAAATCTTGATTAAGTCCGCCATTTTCACCGCTTATCATATTATTCATTCCACCTGCCACAGTTGAACTACTTGATTTTATTATTTGATTAAGATATCCACCAGCTATTACCGCTGTACAACTTGATACAAGTATTCCATTTCTCTGTCCACCGCCAATACTAGAGTTGTCTGTGTTTCCACTTACAATATTAAAACTTCCACCAGCTATAGTACCTGCATATGCAGAAACTTTATTAAAATAACCTTGAACAATACTAGAATAACCTCCCTGCGCAAAGTGTCCATAACCACCTAAAATTGATCCACCTGGTGCGCTCCAACCAAAAGCTGGGCCAACAGTTGAAGCAGATCCAAAATTTACACTTCCAGAATTTCCAATTAAAAAATTAGCTGTTGTAGCTGGAACTTCTGCTTTCGTTCCATTCGAATTTTTTTGTATAAGATATAATGTATCTAAATCTGCCATAAATTATACTTTGCTCCAATCGGTTAAAATTGGTATAGCATACCAATTTCCTTGTGTTCCATTTCCGCTAGAACATATATAAAAATATTGATTATCCCATGCGACTTGACCACTATATCCCGCGCTATTGGCTGCTAATGGAGGATTGTTAGAACCAATTCTAACTCCTGCATTAAGATTTACTTCTGAAATATTTCCAGTAATTCTAGGATATCTAAGATCTAATTGTCCAGAATTAGTTAATTGTTCTGTAAAAATCTGTAAACCATTAAATGTGCGCATCTAGTGATTTACACTAAATCACTAATAATTACCAAGTTGATAATGCTGTTCTAATCCATTTATTGTTTTCTATACAATAGTAAAGATAATTTTTATCAAAAGAAAATGCACCACTTACACCAGCAGAATTTGAAGATATTGGAACTGTTGTGGTTTGGGTACTGCTACTAACTGTGATTGTGGCTTGAGATCCAACTGTATTGACAGAGATTCCTCCTCCTGCGAAGTTAAGTGAAGCAGCATTTCCTTGACTTGATCCGTTACCAAATATCGCAATTGGTGATGGATTAGCTTCGCCAAACAATAAGACTCCTGAATTATTAACAGTAGGTCTAGAGAAAAAGTTCTTGAGCCCAGATATAGCTTGGTCTCCTGTGGTTGATACAAGTCCACCACCTTGAATATCTCCTTCGATAAGTACAGATTTTCCACTTACGATTGGACGTTGATCAAATACTGCTTGGCCAGAAAGTAAGGCTCCTGCTCGTGGTCCTACTTCTTGTCTAGTATAACCAAAACCTCTATATCCAGGTTCATATCCTTGCTGTACTTCCCAACCTGTAAAACGAATTTTGTAATATCTGTCAGATAAAACATCCTTCATGATAAAGTTTTTGCCTGTAACGTTATTGCCAATATGATTATTATTTACAGCTTTAAAACCGCTATAATTTCTAGAGTCTAAATTTGAAAGATCATTCCAACCATCTAGATTCCACAATGTTCCTTGAGGAGAAACTGAACTATTCCAATCTTCTTCAAATTTAGCATTATAAATTCCAAAAGCAGGTCCTCTTGTTATCCATAAATTATCATTAATATAATCGATTTGTTGTGTTAATGTACCACTTTGTTGAACAAAAGAAAAAGTTTTAAGTTGTCCTGAAGTTGATCGGAAAGCTAAGTTTGATATTGTCGTTGTAGAACCATGATCAAAAGTTTTATTTCCAGTAATAATTTGATCTCCTGTTGTATAAACTACATCTTGTCCTGCTCCACCTGCTTCACCAATTAGTAATACTCCAACGTTGTTAACTGTTGGTCTAGAAGAGAAATTTTTAGTTCCATTTACGTTTTGGTTACTCGATAAATCAACTACGTCATTTGAGAGAGCGACGTAATTCCCGTTAACTATTGGAGTTGTTAAGAAATTTTTAGTTCCATTTACGTTTTGGTTACTCGATAAATCAACTACATTATCTGAAAGAGCAACTGGCGTCAGGACAACTTTTGGAGTTGTTGAAAAAGTTTTAACTCCTTCAATATATTGATCAGTGAATAAATCAACAATATTATATTCAAGCGCAAGATTGTCACCATTTACTGTCGGTATAGAAGTAAAGGTTTTAATTCCATCTATTTCTTGATTTCCTGTTGTATATACAATATTTTCTACTGAAATATTACTTCCTTCTCCTATTAATAATACGCCAGTGCCATTTACATTTGGTCTAGTATTAAAAGTTTTAGAGCCAGAAATAGTTTGATTTCCAGTTGTTCTTACTGTTGTACTAATATCGACTTGAACAACTTCGCCACTTAGTAAAATTCCAGTTCCATTAACCCGTGGTCTAGTAGAAAAATTAATTAATCCAAATACTCCTGTTTTATTAAAATAAACTCCATTGTTAAAATCTAGTAATAAAGTATCTCTACCAGAAGAAAAAATATTAACTGTTGTATTGTCAGCTAATATCATTGCTCCAGTATGACCAGAACTAATTATAGCGTTAGATCCTCCTAAAATAGTAGCATAGTCCGCATAACAAATTCGAGAATCAGTACTATTTAATATAGAAGACCTTCGAGATCCGAGGATACAAGACGAATAGCCATTTATTATAGAATTATAAGCTGCTATTCCAGAACTTTGCGCGCCATCTATTGTGTTAACTGCACCACCAATAATCGTGCTACTACCGCCTAAATTTTTATCTATTAAATTACTAAATCCACCACCCATTAAAGCATAAAGAGTATTTGTAATTCCATTGCCTTGGCCACCTAATACTGTAGAAAATGAAGAGTATCCGCGTATAGAATTAACAAAGCCTCCGAGTATAGAACTTTGATTGGAACGACTTGCTGAACTACCAGTTTCAGTAATTATTCTATTAACATATCCTCCTACGATTGAATTGTCGCAGCCTCTTGGCCCTATTCCTGAAATTATATTAAAACTTCCAGCTCCAATAAAAGAGTTTTCTCCAGAAACTAGATTGCATGTTCCATGAAAAACAGACGACATAAATCCTGCAGCATGATTATATGCTCCACCAACCACAACTGAATACCAACCTCCTCCAAGGCCACCACCAAGAGTATTATTATCTCCAGCGGTGTTTTGTCTTCCTCCACCAACCCAAGAAAGATAAGAACAAGCTCGATTCTCTTCTCCACCTACTATAGCAGATTTCCATCCATAAATTCTCTGATTATCGCCACCAACTATCATTCCGTTTCCTACAAGACCATCTATTCTATTAAATTGACCACCTCCAATGAAATTAGAGCCTCCAGACATTAAATGTCCAACTCCTCCTGCTATAACATTGTAATAACCTTGGACTCTATTGCATTGTCCGCCAACTATAGTAGAAAGAGTTGCTCCACTTATTGCATTTCGATCTCCACCTAAAATACTAGATCCAAAAGGATCTGGACTAGGAAGTGATCCTGGAGAAGAGTATCCAGAAAAGAATTGAGTAGAATTTCCAAAATTAACACTACCAGTTGCTCCTAAGAGTATTCCGAACCCACTTGCTCCAACCATTGATGTTCCACCTTGTGGGTTTCCTGCTTCATTTAAAATTAAAAAATATACATCTTTTAAACTTGCCATAAATTATTATACTCCTTGAGGATTAGGATTAAATGGAATATAATCAATTAAAGATAAATATTTCCATTGTCCATTTGCTCCGTTTCCACTCGTACAAATATATAAATTATTTTGATCTATAGCTATTTGTCCACTATAACCTGGTGAAAATTTTCCAGTTGGTCTACCATATTGATTCATGATAAGTCCATTATTTATATTAATAACATTATTATTACCAGTTAGTCGAACATAGCGTAAATCTAATTGACCACTATTAGTCAATTGTTCTGTAAATATCTGAAGACCATTAAATGTACGCATGATCTAATTTACACATAAAATATATAAACTACGTGTAAATGATAGTATAATGGAAAAAGTAACATATTTAATATCAAGAAAAGAAGATAAATTTATTTTAATTAAAAAAGAATTAAAAGACGACAATTTAATATCTACAGAAATAGAAGAATCTTCTAATTTGAATGAATTAAGGGATAAATACCCTAACGCCAGTTTAATTTTTTAAATTAAACTTTACTATGATATAAAAGGCTAGCTATATAATTGGTAACTTGATGTTCTAGTGCAATTTTTTGAACATTATTTACTTGTTCTAGGTTTTGATCAAAAGGTTTTTCAATATAATCTTGAAGCTTATTATTCCAATCTGCTGGAGTTTCATTAGCTATAATAATCTCAGAAATTTTTTCTGCATCTTCTTTTTGTTGGTTGCTTAATTTTTTAACATTTAGCTTTTTTCTAAAAGCAGATTTAATCTCTTCTTCTAGATTTTGTGCGGCTAATATATTTTCTTTAATTTTAGATACTGAGAAATTAGCGTTTGTTCCTACTGGTTTAACATTTTTTGTTGATTGAGGAATTCCAGTTGATCCAGATGGCCTACCAGATTGTCCACTACCACCACCAATAATTGGTTGATAAAATCCTTGATCTTTAAAGTTTTTAAGTTTTTGTTGAGATTCAATTGACTCTTCTGAGGTTGGAAGTCTTCCAGTTTGAATAGCTTGCACTCCTTCTTCTGGCGTAAGAATTCCAAGTTCGATAAGGCGATTATATATTCTAGAATATTGAACGTCATCTTTCAAACTAATATCTTCAAATGATGGTTTGGGAAAGTTTTTAAATCCTAAATCTTTACTAATTCTTCTAATTTCTGGTATTAAAAATTCATTAAGAAAAACTTCTCTACCTTGTTTTAATCTTTCGATAAACACTTGTACTTTAATACTTTGATTTGCAAATTTTTCACTCCCAATAAGAATATTATTTAAACCAATTTGAATATCTCTATCTACAACTTCATATTTTTCTGGACCGATTAGACTTCCAATATCTGGAATAACAAATTGGGCTTTTGTTGTATAGTCGGCAATAAGCACTCTTCCAACGCTTTGATTTTCAAAAAGAGTTTGCATAGCTTGTAAATTTTTTTGATTAACTCCACCTTTTTCTGGATCTGTTCCCATTGTTACTAGTAGGATAGCTTGCTGAGTTGTTCTTGTGACTGCCATATCCATTTTTTTCATTTCTAATTTCCAGTTAATATCATCAAGAACTGGGAATCCCATTGGAATAGATAATGGCTCGTAATCTTGTTTCTTATAAAAAACTGCTGCTAATTTTGTAGCATCAAGTGGAACTAGAATATATCTATTACTTTTATTTTTTACTTTTTCTTGGATAGGTTGTGGTAAGGAATTTAACACTTCTATATCTTCATCTGTCTTTGGATCTCTTAGTCTTTCCAACTCATAATCACTTAGTAGTTTATAATAAATATTGAAATTATAATTTACAGATCCTCCAACGTAAATATCTGCTGGATTTAATATTGTATATCTAGCTGGAATTTTAATATTTTTTGCTGCTTTAATTCTTGATCCAAAAACTTGAACAATTTTTAAACTATCTTCTAATGATAACTCGGTGTCGAATCTATAAGTGAATACATTTCCACTTCTATAGTATTCTCTAAAAAATTGATCTTGAAAACTGGCTAAATTAATTTTTCTAAAATACGCTTCAAAGAATTCTCTTGATTTTTGACTTCCACCAGTTAAGTATATTGGGCTTGTTGAGAATTCAGTCATTAAATCAATTGTATTTCTAAATATTCCAACATTATAATATGCTTTTTGACATAAAACAATTGCATCTCTAACGTCTAAAGTAGACAAATTTTGAATATTTGGGCTAAATCTAAATGGTATTAGTCCGCTATCAATATTTGTAAATCTATTAGTTCTTTCTATATCTGCTGCAGCATTTCTTCTTAAGCCAGTTGAGGCTCTTGATTCTGAAAAATTCAAGCTTTTCTTATTAGAGGCTTCTACCATTAAAGGTGTTATTTCTGAAGCATTTGAAACTTCCATTTTTTTAGATTTTTTACTCATTTTTGATTTATATTTAAAATATTTACACTTATTTAATCATTATCGGAGAAAAAGTGTTGGATATTTGTTCTTTTTGCTGCGTCATTAAGTCATTATAAGACTTTAAACCCCAATTGGCTAACATAAATGCAGAATAATTATCTTTTCTAGCTTTATTAGCGGAGGCGCTTCTTTTTAAATGTTGAGGTAAATCAAACGATTGAGTACCTCTACTAGTAGCAGAATGTTCAATTAATACGCATTGTTTTTTAGTTTGATAAATGAAATCATCTTGATGTTCTATAAAATCAAGCATTTCCCAGTCTTTTTTATCTTCAGTTTTTAATAATTCCATTGGTAATCTTAATGAAAATTGAGAATTAAAGAAATCATCTGAAGCTGAAGTTTTGCTTGCAAACCAAACTTTTTTATAATCTATACATGCTTGAAGATGTTCGTTTGCTCTTCTTATGAAATTACTAGTAAATACTTGATTAAAACATATTCTTTTATTTTCTAAATTATATTCATTTTTAGCTTTTCTTAGCATTTGATTATAATCTTCGCCTTCTAAATCTGAATCAAAGTTGAAACAATTTATTTCAAGTTTATTATTTTTGAATAGCTCTGATTGATTTGCTGAAGCTAAGAATACATCTGCTCCCGCATTATCCATAACAATTAAATGAATATCAAAATTAGTCAATAAATAATAAAAATAATTAACATGATTTTTTAAATTTCCTAATCCAGCATAAGTGTGAACTAAAGTTCCTTGTCTAGTGGTTTCATCTATTTCTAAAACTGCCATAGCGAAATAATCTGCATTTGGACTATCACTCATATTAGGGTCGATTCCAAGAATATATTTTTTATTTGGTTGACCTTTCATTAAAGTATGTGGACTTTCTCCATTTTTAATTGTGCAATCTTCCATTTTTTTAGCATTAAAATAACTATCACTACCATCTGTAAATCTAGCGCAATATTCTCTTAAAAAACTACTATGACTTGATCCACCAGCCTGAGCTTCTTCAATGATTGTTTTATCTATCATTTCTTCTGGTAAAGCTTCGTAACTTAATTGACTAACGAAATACTTGGCTTCACTTTTATCTTTTTCTAAAATTTTATCACACCATTCATTATAAGTCTTATAAAGATTTTCGAATGTATAACTTGCCGATGATAGAGCTATCATTTTACTTGTATTCTCAAATACCATTCTTTCTTCTGGCTTCATGATTCCTTCTGAGATAAGTTTATCTTCGTATTCTCTTATTTCCATTCGCTCTTTCATATTTTGTGGAGCGACTAAGAATGGCATCAACACATTTTTAATAATCTCTTCTGGAAGAAGTAGAAACTCGTCAAGGACTAGAACATTAGCGCGAAATCCTCGGATTTTTTCACCATTCAATGGGATAGCTACAATACTTCCTCCATTAATCTGCCATTCAAATTGATCATTTCTTTTAGCTTTTGCTCCAAAGCATTGGGCTAATAATTCTGCCCCTGGACTATCTACGATTTTTTCTAAATTATTAAATATAAATCTTGCAGTTCTAAATGTTGGTCCAGCTATAAGTATTTTAGTATTAGGTTCAAATACGCATTGAAGAAAACAAAATACGGCTGCCATGAAAGATTTTCCGCAACCACGACCAAATACGCACATATTAAAATTTCTATTCATTAATGCTTTGAGATGAATTTCTTGATATGCAGCTAATTTAACTCCGCTAATCAATTCAGTTGTAAATCCAAGATTAGCTCTAAGAAATTTAGCAAGAGATATTTTAGCTTCTTTGTCATTGAGATAGCCCTTTAATTCTGCTAATTCAGCATTTATGTCTTTCACTTCTCTTATATATTTATCTGGACAATATATCATAAAAGTTTCATATCATAAGCTAATTGCAAATCTACTCTGCTATAAAAACATTTACTTGCAAATATAGATTCAATTACTCTTTTCATTTCATTTCTGCCATCAACAAATAAAAATTGTAGATTACTATACTCTTGAATTAAAGATCTAACATTATGAAATATATACTCTGGCGTAGCTTTTATTTTTTTACTAATATGAGGTAGATATTGAAAGCTTAAAGCGCTGGCAAGTTTCTCTTCAACGATAACTATTAAATATGAATTATTCTTTTGAGCTTTTTCAATTTCATTTTTAAACCTATCAAAATTCTTAATACTCAACGTGCTTATGAAGTCGCTTAGACTTTTTCTTTCTATATAACAATTACAATTTTCATTACTGCAAGAATAATCTCCAAATGAAAGCGTCTTAATTTCAAAAGGAATATCAAACTTTAACCAGCTCTGTTCTCTTGTATCTACGTATATGGTATCTTTAGTTGTTAATTTATTTTGAAATTGAGAGGTGATATTATTTGGGTGAATAAACTTATTTTCTAATCCTATGCTAGAACATATATCATAATAATCATTAAATATTTTATTGTAAAAAATAATAGAAGGACTCATTATAGTTCTCAACTCTATTTGTGTTGGAGAATATATTAAGTTTTTATCTTTTTTTCTTTTAATTAAAAGATTCTTGCAATATTCTTGAGCCTTATCTAATGATTGTTCTTTCAACCATTTTTTCATATTATTCTTATCGTTAAAGTCGCTGTTTAGATATTGATCTTTTGTTTTGAAATTAATTGTTTCTCCTGTAAGAAGATCTTTCTTGGGATAATATGTATGATAGTATTTTTCTTTATTTAAACCATAACCTCTAAGCGCGAAATGAAGACTTTTTTCGTCTTTGAACTCTTTACCATCAACTTTACATATTACGCTCATCCATTTAAAATCTCATCCTTTGAGATCCCCAAAATTTTACATTTTATTTCATCCATTGTTGAGAGTCTATCTATTTCTTTTTCGATAGTCTTTTTTCTCATCTCTGCCATTTTTAATAATTTCGCCCTACTCTCTTCTTCTTTCCACATTTGTACAAGATTGATAATAGAAGCGGTTTCTTTAACTTGTTTACTTAATTTATCACTTCTTTTTACTTTAAGATCATTATTTAATTTTTGCTGACGATTAACGCAATCATTATATTCCTTGCGAGCCGTGCTACTTGCTTCTACAAGAGCCATTGGGATTTTACCATCTTCTTGCATAGATAATTCTATTTGATGTTGTAAAACATTAATTGTTTGTTGAATATTAGAAGATATAACAACCTCTGTGCAGAGTACAATATATTGATCTACTTCTTCTTGAGAAAGATCTCCTTTATCGTAAGTATATCTTACGAAACTACTTTCAAATAATTCTCTATCTGGCTCATTATCATAAATATTCATTTGATGAGTAAATCTATGAGTATTCATATAACCAATTAATGCATTAATTTCTTTTTTATGTTTATGGGTAAGTTTATTTTTATCAATTCCATCTAAAACATATTTATTAATTTTTGCTATTGTTCTTTCTTCACTACGAGGAGGCTTATATCCTTCTGTAGAGGCGTTTTCATTTTCAGTATTATTGAATTTAATATTACTTGGTATATTTTTCATCTGCTCAAGAACACTTCTTGTTTCTTGGCATAGATTCGTTAATGATTCGTTTTTAAATAAAATCTTTGCCATTTCTAAACCAGTCATAGTATGACAATTATTACTGATGTATTCTTTTTGTTCTATTGTTAATTCTATTAAACCTTTAGCTTCGTATTCATGGCTTTTTTTTGGTTTAATTTGTCTTGAAGCTAAAAATTGTTTAACAGCTTTTCCTTCTTTACTTCTTCCATCTAAATCATCTCTATCAAAAGCTAATTTTACTAGTTCTGCTAAAGATGGAGGATTACTTGGTCTATCATTCCACTCTTTTAAGAGTTTTAATTGTTGCTCTTCTGTTAGTATTAGTATATCGTCTGACATATTAACGTATATCTATTTCGCCGCTATAAATATATTTCTTAACTTTTTGTATAATTGATTTTTTTAGATTTTTAATTTGTTTGTATCCAGCAGATCTATTTTTTTCCGTAGTTCTATAACCCATTATTTTGGCAGCTTCTTCTTCTGTTTTATGTTGAACATAAACTAATTCATAAAATTTCCATTCAGAAAGTTTAAGTATTTTAGACATTTTATTATGAATATTTTCTGCGCTTTTTTCAATATTGATATTATCATGCACCATATTGTGAACTTCTTGAGTGTGATTTTCTAGGGCTACTGGAAGTTTTATATCGTAAGCTGATTTTTTTCTTTTTTCCCACTTTTTATAAATAGAGCATGATCCGCATTGTTTACCATATATTTTGCATAGATCTTCACCTTCTGCTGCTGAACATTTTAAACAAGGTCTAGAATAATTTCCATAATTATTGCGAATCAAATTTTTAATTTGATTGCTTATGATTCTATTGACCCAAGGAGCAAGTGGTTGCTTTTGGTCGTAAAGTGCCCATTTATTATTTATATGTATTCTTAAAATTTGAGAAACATCATTAAAATCCATCCAAGCAAGCGCAGTTAGATTCCATTTATTTTTCCTCTTATAGATTTCTTGATCTATTTCAGAAATTTTTTCCTCAAACTTAGCCTTCTTTTTGCTCATTACTTTGATCTTCTGATAGATCCAGCTTCTTTTTTGAAATCTTCTAAGATTTTTTTATTTGAAATTTTTTGAGCTTTTGCCTTGCCACCATTTCTTTTGCTTGATTTTGATGGATTTTTTATTAAATCTCCTATTTTTTCTCCTCTAGGTTTTTCTGCAAAAGTTTCTACCTCTAAATGATCTATATTAGGAACATGATTAACTCCATTATCATAATCATCATTATCGTAATTTTCTTCATTATGATTTTCAATATTTTTGAAATTTCTTAATTTTTGATTTAGAGTAGGGCGACTACGATTAGTCGTATTATTAGCTATAACAGGTTTATCTTGAACAGTTTGATTACCATCAAATGATTTACCACAATTACAGCAAAATTGGGGTTTTTTTAAAGAATAATCTGTTGGAGATCCACAAGAAGTACAATATCTTTTCATTTAATATAATTATATATTAAATATTAATTTAAATCCAATTAAAATAATTATTTAATATTAAACTAGCGTTAATAGATATTTTAGTTGATTTAGCGAACCAAGAATTTCGTCTCTAATATTTAATAAATCTGAATCTTTAGAGGCATCTAGTATACTACTTAAACTAATCATAAAATTAATATAAGAATCTGTTAGCGTTACGAAATCTGCATCTTTGTAATTTGCAAGAGTAATATTAAATGTACCAGCAGCAATTACTCTGCCATATTTACCCATATAAGTTTCAATAAATTCATCAATATTTTCCGTTAGACTACTTACGATTTCGTCAAATGATTTATGTTGTGAAAATGACATTGTTTGCCAATGTAAAATTTTATATTGATTTTGCATTTGCATTAAGGTTGTTTGAATAACTTCGCCTTTGCCATCAACTTCTGCCTTGACTTCAGTTTTAACTTCTTCTACTTCTTGTACTGATCCACAATTTGGTTTGCCACAAGAAGCTGTAGTTTCTTCGGTTTTAATCTCTGCTTTAACTTCTGGGGCGGGAGCAGTTACTGCTGTATTATTTGCTTCCTCTACCTTGGCTTCGATTTTTGGGGCTTCCTCTACTTTAATTTCTTGTACTTTATTCATTTTTTTGATATCTTCTGAAAAATCTACTTCAATTTCATTTGCTTTGCTTTTTTTAGGTTTAAAACTATTTAAACAAATAGCGACTTGTTGTTTATTTTCCATTTCTGGATTGTCTTTATTGATTTTATGCATGCAACGACCCATATAATCGTTTTGTTTTTCACCTTTTTTTGGTTTTGGCATTGGCATATATGTTATTACACTTAATTTAAAAATTTTACTTCGCCAGTTTCTACATCATAAACTCCACCAAGAATCTGTAATTTACCTTCTTTATTTAATGAATTTAATAATTCACTATTATCTAAAACTGCTTTCATTTGATATCTTACGTTTGCTTCAATTGCTTGATTTAATAAATCTTCATCTACTTTAGCTTTTGCCATTTCAACAAATGGTTTTAAAGCTTTCATAAGTATTTTAGCAAGTTTGCCAATATTTCCAGGAACTGGTTTTCCAGCAAGAGTCGCTTCAACTGCGCCACATTTTGTGTGACCTAATACAAGAATTGTATGAACTCCAAGAACTGCTGCTCCATATTCAAATGTTGCGCTACCTTCTTCACTATCAAAATTACCTGCATCACGAACAACGAATAAATCACCGACTCCCATATCAAAAATCATTTCAACTGGCACCCTGGAATCTGCACAACCTAAAACTCCAATTTGAGGAGCTTGACCATATTCACCAGTTTTAACTACTTTTTCTCTTTGCCAAGTATGAGCGACTGCTCTTCCAGTAATAAAACGGGTATTTCCAGCTTTTAATTGTTCAAGAGCATTTTTTTGAGTAATAGATGCTTTTGTTATTTCAAATTCGAATATATTGCTCTTTTTATTCATCTATATGATTACACCAATTACCTCTTCAGTGTAATGCTTTTATATGACAATTGCAACTGGATTAATTTGCTTGGCAGTATTTGTTTATATGTTTTATCTTATTGAAAGATTAAAATAAAATTTAATCAATCTATAATTTTAACTAGTTTTGGACACCGATCTTTTCAAGAAGAACAAAGCTTCCAGAAACAAATGTAGTAGTTGCACCATTATGGCTTCCATATGTAAATATAATTTTTGCGTCTTGGGATGGTCTTAATATAGCTTTTCTTACGTGATTATTTGTTCCACTAAGTGGTCCCCAAAAACTACCATTACCATTATCAAATCCTGCTACAAGAGTTCCCGAAAGTGGACCACCGCCAACTGTTATTTGATTATTAAATGATTGTCTATATCCATCTGCATAAACAGAAAAAGCTGGTGTTTTGAGAACATCTGAGAATGAATTTGCTCCGCCAGGCGTAAATCTAAAAAAGTTTTCACATCTATAAATTTTTCCACCTTCTAAGAAAAATGAAACAACCGTAGAACTTGCTCCAGTTGTTTGAGTGTCTGTTGGAAACATATAATAACTATTTATTCCGCTTATTATCGCCCCAGAAGGAATAGATAAATTTATAAAATTTTTAGTTCCACCGATAGTTTGATCTCTATTTGTATTTACTAAATTACCTTTACCTGGGTTATATATCATAAATAGTATTACACTCTATTTATTTAAGTAATCTTTAATATCTTTTATTAATTTTTGTCTTTTATTTCGTTCTAATACTGTTATTAAAGTGGCTATTGATACTGGAAAGAATATCCTAAGAAAGAATTGAAGGTGATCTTCTTTACTTAATAAATCAAAGTAATTAATATAAAGGTCACTTAGCCCCCAAAGCGTAAAAAGTATCGCAGGAATGAAGGTGATAAAAAAGAACTTATCATAAGTTTTTAAATTAGCCCACCAATTCTTAATTTTAATTACCATACATAGGCTTACACATCTTATCTGGTCATAGGTGGACCAAGATCGCTTCCTATTGGTGTGGCTAGTGATGGATTAGGCGACGAAGTTACAGGTGGCACAAGATTGGGATTTAGTAAAGGATTAAATTGAGGATTGAATTGTTGAGAACCAGAAATTGCTCCTGCTCCACTACCTACTGGCGCTTCAGAACCAGCAGCAGTATCAATATCTGGAACATCACCTCCATCAACTTTACCTAAAGCAGTTGCACTATCAATTCTACCAGATACTACATCATTTATTTCACTAGCGAAAGATATGCCTTGTGCTTTTGCAGTTTCTTGTGCGCTAGCAACACCTTTGATTAAAGCATCATTAGCAAGTGGTGCTAATCCTTTTTCAGTAAACAAAGGTGATGAAGATACTAGATCTTTTACATCAACACTCTTTGGACTTGAAGATGTCATTCCATTTGGTGTTGCAGAAATCCCTTCGCCAGATTGTAATGTCATTGATTTGCCGTTTTTATCTGTTACAACAACTCCAGTAGTTGTTTCAGCAACAGCAATATGAGTGGCATCACCTTTTACATCAAACATTACAGTACTACCACTTATCGCAGCAGTAACGCTTCCTGTTGTTACAGTTATAGTTTCTGTTTCTGGATCTTTTGAAACAAGAAATGTCCCTTTATCACATTTTACTAATCTCTCTTGTTTAACGAATGAAAATAAAGCATTTGCACCTATGCGAGTTACTGATTTATCATCTAATGATAATTCGCACATGCTCTGCTCGCCAGTTCCAACTTGAGCATCTGATTCTATTTTATCATTTAAAACTGCTGAGACTTTGTTTGTGTTTTGAACTGTATATACGTTATTTTTTAAAAATGATACAAATGATGCAGAAGCACTATGAGTTGATAATGCTAATATAGCTAGATAAATTAATGTTCTCATAATCTATTAGACAGGTGAAGTTAAAATTCATTAGATTTAATTTGTGCATAAATTTGTTTTTAATCTTATTCTTTTTCTCATATAACCTACGCATATATAATGCTCATTTGTGTCTATAACTGTTTTGGGTTTTGGTTGTAAGCTTAACATCCAAGGTTGACTATTTTCACCTATTGGTTCTGCTTTGCATATAAAAGATGAGCCTTCATCAACTGGCACATATTCAAAATCAAGACCAAGATTATATTGCTTTATAGGTCCAACATTTTTTGTATAGAAAAACGCACAAACTGTACCTATTGGAAATAATAATAAATAAAGTAAGACCTCTGATCTTATGAATGACTTCACTTTTTTTGGACTTGACCAGCTGCTGTTTGTATATCTAAATTATTTTTAGTTTGTTTAGCCACAATTGATCCTATCATAGTTAATACTAAAACGCAAGCAAAAACTAATCCATAATGTGTTTTTTCTTGGGCTTTCTTTTTGGCCCTATATTGGTGAAAATTACTTATAAAGTCTTCTGTATCCCTTTTGGATGGAAGGCTCTTTTCGTAATTATTTAATAACATATTTTTCAATTGATTATCCATTCTTTATATTATCTTGTTTTTGTATCAGATTCAATTTAGTTTTTGCATTTTTTCTCCTTATTACTCTAAGTGCTAATAAGGAAGTAATTGCAAATGTCATAAGAGAACCTGTTGAAGGTTCTGGTATAACACCAATTGTACCATCTGTAGTGAAGTTACTAACATTCCACTTAAGATCTGTACTAGGAGTATTCAAATTAGGAAGAGCAGCTTCTAATACTGCTACATCAAATGTGCTCATGTCAGCTAAACCCCAATCAAATAAATCATATGTATTTCCATCTGCATATGTATAATTATCTAATGTCTCAAATGTAAATGCTGTATTTGCTCCTAATGTTAACAAGCTAGTTACATTAATTGCATCATAGGTAGTACCTCTGGTAGTTGGTGCAGCTAATTGGAATTGGAATGTTCCGTTACTTCCATTTAACTCATAAGCAGTTAGCAGACCAGGACTATTGCCAGGGGCCACAGTACCACCATTTAGAGTTAAGCCCTGCACACTACCAGAGCCACCTAATGTACCTCCTGTATTTACTAAAACATCTCCTGCACTTCCATTTACTGATAGTAAACTTCCATTGACAGTAGTGCTACCAATAACACCACCAGTATTAACTGTTGCTATGCCAGAATTAACTATAACAGTTCCAGCTGTTCCTTCTACTAATAAAGTACCACCACTAACAGTACTAGTACCTAAGAGACTACCGCCTGATTTTACATTGAGTCTACCACCAGTATTAACTGTTGATATACCAGTTCTTCCATATATATCTAATGTACTACCATTAATAGTTGTAGCGCCAGAATTTCCTCCAAAATTTACAGTAGCTGTACCAGAATTTATAACAGTCTGTCCTACAGAACCTGATACTAATAAAGTACCACCATCAACAGTAGCTTTGGAAGAAGTACCACCTGTTTTAACATCAAACGTACTTCCACTAGCAATAGTTGTCTCTCCTACTGTACCACTATTAAGTAAGCTTCCTCCTGTTAGAGTAGAGTTGCCAAGAAAACCACCACTATAAACTGTAGCGGTTCCTGCGGACATAGAAAAAGCGCTAGCAGTTCCTCTTAAATCAAAAGTACCACCACCTTGCGTTACTGTTCCTGCTGTTCCATCTACTGATGCTATAGTAGTAACACCAATAGAAAAATTACCAATAGTTCCAGTACTATCAACTATCAATCTTCCGCTATTAGCAGCTACTGTACCAGCTGTACCTTTAACTCTCAAAGTACCTCCTGACACTACAGCAGCACTAGAAGCAATAGAGCCAGCAGTATCAACAACAAATGTGCCCTCTTGTATAGTAGTTTCTCCATTGTAAGCATTGATTGCTTGCAAGGTTGCTGTTCCAGTTCCTGACTTGGTTAAACCTCTGAGTGCAGCAGCTGTGTTAAACAGTGAACCTTTGAAAATAAAATCACCTACACCACCCACAAGACTATTATCTGCTGTGGTGCCTCCAATGTCCATGGTGCCATCAAACTGTAAAGTTAGATTGGCGCTGTTGTTGAACAATCTTCTGCCACCACTGGTACCTGCAGATGCAGTGAGTATGTTTGCAGCATTAGTAAATTGTAACAATGTTGCATATCCACCATGATTGGTGAAAGTCATATTGCCACCTTGATATTGATTCACAACATAAGTGGTAGCAGCAACAGAATTAGATCCTGCCAGATCCACAGTGCTCATGTTGGCGAGACTGCTAGACCCTTTGAAACTATTAAGAACAGATAACCCTACAACTGAATTGACTACTAGTTTTGAAGTGCCATTTGACATGGTCACTAAACCTTGACCCACCCCAGTGCCACCATTCACAATGACTGTGCCTCCACCTGTTATTTCAAAACCACCAGCCAGTGTGTTGGTGCCATTCATTGTGACAGTACCTGCTCCTATGTGTTTAACTATACCAGCAGTAGCTGTCCCTCCTTGTTTCAATTCATTGTTGAATGTGAATGCGCCATCTCCTGCCAGAGTTAATGTTCTGGATGTACTAGAAGATGCAGTTGTAAGAGAAGCCACATTATTGAATACTAATGTACCACCTGTTGCTTGAAACCAAGTGTTACTGTTGTTAGCATTTTCCACTAATATGTTAAATGTTTGAATGGCAGTAGAATTATTTGTAATTCCTGCTCTAGATGATAATGTTTGTGCACCATTGAAGCTATTAATTATATATGGATTTGCATTGGCTAAGAATGTTATGTTCTGTGCAGCTCTGGTTGATGTTAGTACAACAGCATTATTATTGGCTCCAAAATTACCAAACTGAATTTCATCTGTCGTAGTACTTGAGCTTGTTGCAGAAGGTTGTATTCCATTTGTCCAGCTAGCTGGTGATGTCCAATTTGTGCCAGTATTATTCCACAAGAAAACTACTGCTTGGGAATTATTAGCTATAGTTAATAGTGCTGTTGTTAGTATTGTTGTTATTAGTTTTTTCATAAATTTTATTTTTTCCTCTTTCTAAATGCAAGAAATAATGCAACTGAAGCTAGGGTACTTGTATGAGGTTCAGGAATGACACTTATTGTACCATCTGTGGTAAATTTGTTAACATCCCATGCAAGGTTTGTATTGGGTGTATCTAAATTAGGAAGTGCTGCTTGTAGAACAGAAACATCAAATCCAGTAGTATCAATTGACGACCAATTAAACAAATCATATGTATCGTTTTGCTGAAATGCATACCCTCCATTAACTTGAAATATCCATGCAGTGTTGGTTCCTAGAGTTAATAAATTCGTTACATTAATAGCATCATATGTTACACCTCTAGTGGTGGGTGCACCTAATTCAAAAACAAAGCTACCATTGGATGCATTCAAGTTTGCAGCAGTTAGTAAGCCAGGACTATTACCAGGCGCTATGGTACCACCATTGAGCAATACATTACCAACAGTCCCTGAACCGCTTAATGTACCACCTGCATTAACCAATACATTGCCAGCTGTACCATTTACAGATAACAAACTGCCATTAATAGTTGTTGTGCCAATTATACCTCCACTGTTCACAGTGGCTGTTCCTGTGTTAACTATGGTCTCACCTCCATTACCAGATACTAATAAAGTTCCTCCTGACACAGTAGATTTTGTTACCGTACCTGCAATATTTACAGTACTGTTTGTACTTGCTACTACTGCGCTCAACAAACTGCCATTCACATTTAAAATAGCATTATTAACTATGGTGTCACCTGTGTAGGTATTATTACCTGCAAGGGTTAATGATCTGGTAGTAGAAGATGAATTAACATTTAAGCCAGTACCATTAACTATGTTTCCATTAAAAGTTGCAGAGTTTGCTAATGTGATAGCTCTGGTTCCATTGTTAAGATCAATACCACCTGTTAATATAATGGCACTACCATATCCACCTAGAGTAAAGTCACCACCAAATATAAAATTGTTAGCCAATGTTCTGGTTATGGTAGCAGAAGCCATGGTACCTCCATTAAGAGTTACTGTACCCAAACCAAGAGCTGAATTGTTACCCACAGAGAGTATACCAGCATTTAAAATGGTACCACCAGAATAATTGCCTGTAGCATTAATAGCTAGAGTAGCTAGTGCATTGTTCATGGTGATGCCCAATTGCACGTTGTTAGTATTTGAAGAAGCTTTGTTATCTGCTCCACTTGCCAACACATAACCACCTGTACCTGTGCCGCCAAACGTTACCATGGCAATATTACCATTATTAACTGCTGTGCTACCTAAAGTGTTTTGTAGAGTCAACAAACTAGATGAATTGTTTGCAATGGTTGTGTTAACAGCAGTTCTTAAAGTAACACCACCAAAATTAGTTGAAGAAGTCACTGTACCAATGGTCACAGGCCCAGCTCCTGCTGCTACTGTGAAACCTCCAGACCCTATTTCCAATGTATTGGATGAGTTGGTTAGGGTAGATGATCTGTAAAATGTGGTAGGGCCTGCATTTAGCATGGTAATAGAATTGAATATTCTGTTTGCAGATGCTAATGAATAATAAATAGTGGGGCTGTTAGTAGTATTATTAGCAGTAGCAACATTAAAGTACACATCATCTGCAGCGCCAGGTACTACAGCACCTCCAACAAATATGGATGCATTAGTTGTCCAATTACCTGCTGTACCAAGTGAGCCACCTGAATTACCTTGAAAGTAATAAGTTGCTGCTTGTGTGCTATTGAGCATTAAAAAAGCCGCAATTAATTTTGCGGCTGTGCTTTTTAGTAACCTTTTTGTTAGGTTTATTTTCATGATATTAGTTTACTCCTTCTTGTCTTCATCTAAATGTATAGACACCTCTTGATAAGTTTTGTTCATTTTATTTTTCTTTGTTTTTTGAACATATGTCCAATCATTTAACATAAAATCCTCTATTACTATTATAGGGTAAGTTTTGTTTATATACAACTTTATTTTTTCTTTGTATTGTTTTCTATCTCCAATTTTGCATACAGGAGATGTGCCCCAATTCGGATCGTACATCCATAAATTATTGTTATACTCGAAAACACAAACTGCATGACCAAGAATAGCTTCTTTGTCGTCTTTATAACCAAAGGTAAAACCATAAACACTATTCCAACAATCAGAACTACTTATTAAAAGAAGATTACATCTAGAAGCATAAATCATTGAATCAACAAAACAAGAATTTGGAAGATTTGTTATTGAGTTGTATTTTTTTAATTCAAAACCAATTTTTAAACAAGCGATCCAAGATACGATTAATGCTAACCCAACAGATATTGTTTTCGATTTCCAATTCCAAAGGTTATTTAGTTTGTTTCTCATCCAATCTGTATGTTACTTCAATAGTTTTATTTTTTTTATTTAAAACTTTAAAAGCTGCTTGAGATTCTTTCTTAATATCTTCGTCAGAAATTATCCAAAATTTGCACCATCCTTCATTATCTATATCGCCTTGAATTAATTCGCATCTTGGTTTATCGCCTTCTAAATAATAGAACACGCAATATTCACATTCAAGATTTTGTTCTTTAAAAGGATTTTGTTCGGCACTTAAATATTGAATTCCATTAGAACCATTGCCTCTATCAAAATATCCATAAGTTTGTAGATTAGTAATTACTTTAAGATAAAGATCTTTTTGTCTTTCATTAAGCTTTGGAAAGATAAGACCTTCGTTTGCCATAAAACTATATCTTCTTTAATTGAATCTCTGTTTTGCCTAAAAGATCACCTACGCTCCATGTAGGTCCACTATTTGTACAAGAATAAACTACTCCATAACCCATATCTTCTGGTAGAGTACGAATTTCTTTTACAACTCCTTCACTACCATAATGCTTGCACATAGCATTAATATTTCTTACTTTATCTCCAACATTAAACATACAATGATGATCCATTGGTTGATGCATAATTTGTTGTGCTTGAGCTTCTTCTTTATTAAACATTACATAATTATGAATTGTAATCATATAATCTTCTGCAAGTGCTACCATTTGTTGTAAGAATGGTTCAGTAAGATTTTCTTTAACCATCGGATCATTTAATTTATTTAAAATATTTTGAGCATGAACTTGAATAGAATTAATAGAACCAACGATCATTCCATAAAAATCATCTTTATATTCTTGTAATTCTTCTTCTGGAGATTCTATTTCTTGTGCGTTGTTTAATTCTGCTGTCATTAATTCATTTTGATCAAATTCTGTTTCACCATCCCATTCGTATTCTTCATTAGTATAGTCTTGTGCTTGAGCTTTTTTAAATGCATCTTTAGTTGGGCGATCTGGAGATCCTGGTTTTGCTGGACGATAATTTTTCCCCATTCTTTTTTTCTTTTGTTGAATGTTGTACCAAAGTCCTTTATTTTTTCCTTGGACTTCTGCTTCTAAAGTTATTTCTTCGCCTTTTGTATAATCTGTTACAGATTTTTTAGCTTCCCACATTTTACAAGACCAATAATTAGCTTTCCACTTTGGTCCTAATTTTCCAGTATCACAACCATGTCTTGCTCTATAAGCTTTGCGTCTTTCTGGATTATCTCTTTTAATTGTCATATTTGGATCACCAAATTTTACCATTACGATATTACCCTTATCGTTCTTAACGTAAACTCCAAATTTCTTTTTGCTTCCAGAAGGAAGGCGGAATGGTTTATTTAAAGGTGCTTTGCCTTTTTTTGCAACTATCTCTTTTGAAAAATCAATTTCCATATTAAATCAATGGAGTTTTATCTATATTTGTTCTTTCCCAACTAATATATCTTGGGTTAGATAATCCACTAACGCTAACTGGTCCAAAATAACCTTGATCATTCAAAGTTCCACCGTCACCAGCATTTATTGAACTATTTGCAGCAAGTATAAAATTAAAACTACTAGCATTTGCAGCTAAACCATATTTAACATAAAGTACCCCAGTATCTAAGTTTTGAACATATAATTCTCTACGAAAAGAATTTGCTGCTAATATTGCGCCATTACTTCCACTTGGAGCAAAATTACTAATTCCTGTGCTTTGTTCTGGAAAAGTAGTTACTGCATCGAATTGTTGATTTAAATCTGCTTGGAATACTATTGTGCCCTGCACTCCAGCTGGAAATGGATCGCCAGTAACGAATAATTTGCTATTAATAGAAGTTGTATCATTTTTTATTCCACTTAAATAAGTATTTGGCCCAGTTCCACCAACTCCAGTTAATATATCTTCTATACTATCAAGTTTTGTCCAGTCTAATCCTTTGTAACCTGTAAATCCAGGTTCTTCTGTGTAGACTTCAACTACATTTTTATTGAAATTTGGGTCATAAATATTTGCCATAAATATTATTACACCTTAAAATTAAAATATATATTATAAATTATCTAGTTTCTCGCCATTGAATTGAGGCAAAAGTACTTGTAGGATATGTTGCAGTTGGATCAATTCCTGATGTAACAATAAGGAAAATATTACTATCTATGCTATCTATATTTTGACTAATGTAACCTCGTTTTGCACTTCCGATAGCTGGATTAGATGATTGACTTGAAAATTTTCCTGCTCCTTGTCCACCAGCAATTACAAAACCATCGTTTATCATTATCCCACTTGTATAATTTACGCTACTAGGATTAGCATTATATTGCACGACACTTTCATCACCTGCACTAATCCAATTTCCACCAGTAATTGATCCTGTGCTTGGTAAACGCCAAAATTCATAAACTATAGGAGCGTCTAATGTAGTTGCATTTACATTAAGTGGTCTAACAACGCTTCTATTTGGTTTTCCATAATAACCAGTTTTTAATGCAATGGCTAATACTGGTATTTTTGATGTTTTATTTACTGATATTGGATTATTATTTCTTGCGCTAAAATCAATACCAGCTTCGTTGTACCCACCTTCACTAATAACTGTGGCACAAATTTGATCCATAGTATCTGTTCCAACTGCTGTGGCGTAATTTCTAATTTCGCAACGAATAGGTAAATTTGGATTGCTCCAATAAACAGTTGATTTATTATTGCTATTATAGAATTCATGAGCAATTACTGCTTCACCATCATGTACAAAACCAGCTCGTACTCTGCCTACTCCTAACCATTGAAAATCTGCAGTAAATAATTGTGTTTTTGTTATATCTATATTAAATTGAGAAACTCCAGTTCCATTACATTTATCTAAATTCCAATTATTTTGAGTAACTCTTTGATCGTATACGTATCCAGAAACATTATTTCTTAAAACAAAAGATAAAGCGCCATCTCCACTTTGTTCAAAGAATATGCCATTATAATCATCAAAAAGACCAATTCTTTTATTTGTGCCAGCTCTATATCCTGTAAAATTAAAACTTTGAAAAGTTAATTGACTTTTTCCTGGCATGTAATGATGATACATTCTGCTTTGGTGAATAGTAAAATCATTAGCTCCAGTTCCAACTTGTAGTACTGCTTTTGCTTGACCAATTACAAATGTTATATTAGAATTTGTACCACTAGTTTTAGTTAATAATTCTGTTTCTTCTCCATAAACATGAGAATAGTCAGCAAGAGTAAATGGATTAGAAATTCTTTGTCTACCAAATGCATCAACATAAGCTGATTGAGATGCAAAATTTGTTACATTAACATCTACCCCATCTGCTAAATTATTTTTAATTTCATTAATATTAGTTCCTGCTGTTCCGCTAATATCAACATTATCAAATTGCGAACTTAAATCTGCTTGAAAAACTATTGTGCCTTGAACACCAGCTGGAAATGGATCGCCAGTAACGAATAATTTACTATCCATGCTGGCTGTATCATGTTTGATTCCGCTTAGATAATAATTTGGTCCAGTTCCACCTACGCCAGTTAAAATATCCTCTATGCTATCTAACTTTGTCCAATCTAAACCTTTGTATCCAGTAAATCCAGGCTCTTCTGTGTAAACCTCTACAACGTTCTTATTAAAGTTAGGATCGTAAATATTTGCCATAAAATTAATTTGTATGATATATTACTGAAACTGGACTAGAAGAGCTTACATATAAAGCTTTCCCATTTCCAACTCTTACTGTTGCTGGTAAATTATAATTTCCCGCCCCAACATTCATTACTATTTCTCCAGAATTATTATCTTGTTTTAAAATTGTATTACTATGACAACTTATTCCTAAAATATATATGCTATTATTATTTGATGGAGCATTTAAGATTACTCCATTTCCAGTTATATTTGCAGATAAAGCTTCTGCTTCAAAACCACTATCTCTGAAAAAATATTTAGACATATAATCTATTACACAGCAATAGACTATTATTTCTTGTTATCTAATTCCTCAAATCTCTCAATAATATAAGCTAATATATCATTTCTCATGATATCTTCTCGTCCAAACTTAAAAGTGCATATTCCCTTATCTTTGCTTTTCTTATCGTCAAAAAGATTATATATCTTTTCAAATCCACTATTTTTAATATCTGATTGACGTATATCTCCAATTAATATTAATTTACTAAATTTGCCCATTCTAGTAGTAATAAGTAATAAATCATGAACACTTAAATTTTGTGCTTCGTCGCAAATAATATAACTAGCATTTATGCTTAATCCTCTAAGAAATCCAACTGGCAAGCCTTTAACTCGTTCTTGCTTTAATAACATTTCGACTTGTCCTTTTGGTAATAACTCATGAAGTTTATCCATTAAAGGTTGAAGATAAGGATCAAGTTTACTATGAAGATCTCCTTTAAGAAAGCCAAGGTTATGAGTTGAACTTTCTACAGGATTTCTAACATAAAATATTTCACCAATTTTTTTCTGATTTATAGCATTTAGAGCTGCATAGACGCTAAGTAAACTTTTTGCTGTTCCTGCTGGACCTTTACAAAATACCATCTTAGTATTTTTATCTTGCAGAAGTTGAATAAATTTCTTTTGATTTTCAGTCCATTGTAATTCGCGAATAGTTAAGAAGCCTTCAATTTTATCTCTTTGAGGAACAGGAACCGACTTGTCTTCTTTTTGTTTATGTTTTTTAGACATTGTACTTACTACAAATAATTACACCCCAATTGTATTAATTTGAATTAATATTCTTTTAAAAAAATAAAAAACTTTAAATTAGCGAATAGCCAGGTTTAAAATTTAATTCTAAAACAAAAGAATTTACAGCTTGACCACCATCAAATCTTTTAATAAAGCTCGCACCAATTTTTGGCATAGTTGCAGTATATTCTTTATTTTTGATTTTCATATTAACATGAGAAGGAAGAACTGAAATGCTAGTGACTTTACCTTTCATGTTCTTTTTGATTGCTCTGGCGATTGCACAATTTTGAGGATTAGCTTTTTCTCCTTCAAAAATGTTTCTTTCTGTTATGTTTATTGTTTTATTCACTTTTTATTTCCTCTATTTTATATTCATAACTATCACTATCTTCTGCAACCCATTTGGGGCTGTTTTCTACAGTATAGATATGACTATTTACTTTTCTATGCAACAATACTTCATTTGGTTTTGTTGCGAAGCTTGGATCAAAAACTTTTATTCTATTATTTGGTTGTATTGCAAAATT